CTTGGGCTACGCTTCACAGGGTTGCCGTTTGCACTTCTCGTCTTTCCGAGCCGTCAAGATAGGATCACCTCCTGTCTGTTTCCTTGTCGGGGGAAACTGTGTTGATGTTGGGCTGGTCTAGCGGTTCTTCTCTCCCCAGCCACCCCGTAGTATCGCTCTCGCGTCCGCCGCTAAGGGGTCAACAAAACCAACTATACACGCCTAGCAGGATTCTGCAACTAGCTAAACGCCGCTGCCACCACAAGCACAAGAGCCATTACGCCAATAAAGGCGAGCACACAACCGAAATAATAAATGGCCCGCGCGCTGTCACTTGAGTCATAACGCATCACTACCCTCCGCAACTAGCCACATCGGATTAAACCACGCATCCGCCGGGCCGTCGTAGTTGATCTTGTTCACGTACCAGCGGTCGACTACACAGGCGAACTTGTCGAAGGTCTTGGCGCCGCCTATCAGGTAGACGTGCTCACTGGCCCCGCTCACATAAGCCAGCAAGTCATCCGGCGTGGCGAACTGCTCGGCGCTCAGGATAACCCGCCCTGGGAGGGGCGGGAGTTGCCGGATGGTGTTATGCCCGACGACCACGGCGTGCCCGTATGTCATCTCGCGGAACCATGCGAGGTCGGTCTTGTCGTGCCACGGCAGGCCGCAATTCAGCCCGAGCTGGCCGCGCACACCAATCGCGGCAATTGCGAAGAGGCTAGGCATTGGCTTCACCCCTCGCCGCCAGATTTGCAGCGGTCGCCGTAGTGCTCGCCGTAGCGTTTCCCGCACCCGTCGCACACAGCATCACATGTCTTTCGGCTGTAAGCGGGAGATTCTCCCAACTCCGAATTGTAGAATTTACCTGTATACTTCTGCACTGGCGCAACACTCAACACCAACCAGAGCGCCTTACCAGCGGCAACCAGCGCGGCCAGCTTCGCCTCGGCATCCGCTTTCGCATCATCAGCCTCTTGCTGCTTGCGGTCGGCGTAGTCCTTGACGTTGCGGTAGTCTGCTGCCAGTTGCTCAATGGTTGGGCCTTCGGTCACGGTCGGGTCCGTAGGTTCGATGCCGGTGGGGTGTTCTTGCTTGTGCAGGCGGTAGGCGATGATGTCCGCACAAGACCCTATATGTGACCACCTGAACATCCCCGATGGCGATACCGTAGCAATATCCCCGTCGCGCATGCGAAGCCCTACCAACACATCCTTCTCAACCGGGCACTCACCCCCCTTCCACTCGATCCACCCATCGGCATCCTGCGCCGGGTAAAGGTGGAAATACTCGTCACGCGAGAGGATGGTCTGGTGCCTGTTCGCTATCAGATGGCCTATCGTGAAGTGCCCTTCATAGTCAGCGTCGAATGTTCCGCATCTAGTTTTCCATTTTGGTTTAAAAGCGGAGAACCAAACCTCTCCATCATCCTGCTGCGACGCGAAATTTCCCGCGATCCACCCGTCATTCTCGCTGATAATCTTGGCCAGTTGCTTCTTGCTGTTGCTGATTTTCATTTCACAACCTCCATGTTATAAGCCCGGCGCATCTCGCCCATCGCGGCGCGCCAGTACACTTGACGACGCCAGCCAGTAGCAGCCAGCGCCAGTTGGGCTAAGTCCTGCGCTACCAGGAGCGCGGTTCGGTTGATTTTCATATCTCTGCACCTCTGCGTTGTTGATGGCTAAATACTAGAACGCTAGTATCTATCCGTCAAGCAATAAAAAGCCCCAATCTGGGGCCTTCGTCACATTAATCTTCTAGCTGCCGTTTGAGCAGTTCCAACTCAGCACTGGCCTTACGCGCGTTGAGCACCTGCACCCAGATAGTAACCATGGTCAGGCCGACACCGGCAATCGCCCCCATGAACCCGATGTTGGACTGGAGCCAGCCCATCACCTGGGCGACGCTAAGGCCCGTCGTGCTAGTGCCAATCGTTGCGGCGACCCTGGCGTCACCCAGTACCGTCTGGGTAGTCGTCATCAGTTTGTTTATCACGCTCATATCTCACCATCAGTCTTATGAGGCCAACCCACAACCGAGCACACAGGAGCACCAGCAGCAGGAGCCCCCATAGTCGGTATAGCCAATCGTCGTCCATTCGGGCCCTCGCGGTCGTGCGGTGCGTAGTTCGGGGTCATTTGCGCGAGGGCCTTAGAGGGCGGGTTTCCTTGGCGGTTTTTTCAGTGACCATGTTGCGATCCTCGTTGGTGTATGATTGCCGTGAGTATACGGGCGTTCCGTGTACGACTGCAAATAAGGAGGCCCATATGGGGTTCAAACTGTCACAACGTAGCCTTGACCGGATGGCGGGCGTGCATCCTGACTTGGTGAAGGTGGTTAAGCTGGCGATCACCCGGTCGCCGTTAGATTTCTCCATCACAGAAGGGATGCGCACCATCGAACGGCAGCGGGAGTTGGTGGCGCAGAAGAAGTCGCAGACCATGAAGTCCCGCCATATCATCGGGCAGGCGGTCGACATCTGCGTCCTAATCGACGGGAAGGCGAACTGGGACTTTGCGAACTACCGCAAGGTGGCGGACGTGTTCAAGGAGTGCGCCAAGGAGCTGGGCGTCTCCATCACCTGGGGAGGGGACTGGGCATCCTTCCGCGACGGGCCGCACTTCCAAATCGAGGGGGTTTGATATGCCGTTCGTAATCGGATTAGTCGTGAAGGGCCTGACCGCCTTCCTGACCCGGCTCCTGGTGGCGCTGGCATCAGAGCAGATGATCGCCTGGGCCTTCTTCAAGGTTGCCGAAAGTGTGGTGAAGTCCACCAAGACAGACAAGGACGATGAATGGCTTGAGAAGGTGCGAGAGGTGTACCAGAGCAAATGATAAAGGCCCCGTTATGGGGCCTTGTTGTCTCCTGGTGCGCGTAACGGTGTGAAAAGATGTTATGTTATAACAACACAAACCGGCCCCAAGAAACTGTTATAATATAACAGAATATTAGCTTAGTAGCGAAAAGGCCCCGTTATGGGGCCTTAGTTTTAGATGCGGCACGGCATGATTGACATCCAGGCCGTTTCATTGAAATGGATCTTCATAGCGCGGTCTGCGCCGTGGAACTCGAACCGGCCGTAAGGCTTACCGTATGCCTTCGCCACTTTCGCGGCGTCTGCGACGAATGTCAGGTCTACCCCGATCTCTTCCACCGCCTTAACATCGAACCCGTCCACGGCGCGTTTCCAGTCCGGGTATCTGCCGTCGATCAGCGAGATAGGGAGGTTGCCGAGGGGGCTTTCATCGTCGCGGAAGAACCGGACGCACAGGTCATCTGTGTCGAAAACGGCATGATGGAATTTCGGCGGGGCTTTACCGATCACCCGGATGATGAAGGGGCCCGCCCCTTCTGCCACGGCGGCGCAGAACAGTCGATGCCCGTCCGTGGCGACCAGATACCCGCGCGGGTCGATGAAAACCCCTTCAAAATAGTAACGAACATCCTTCTTTGCCTTGGCGGTCATCGCGCCGATGAAGGCCGGGAAATCCACTTTAACGAGCATCTTAATATCTCCTATCTCTGGTTGAGTCGCATAAATATAGCGCTGTAGTATCAATCCGTCAAGCAATAAAAAGGCAGCCTGTTTCGTTGCTGCCGTGTGCCAAGCAAGATATTCGATTCTGGGTTCAGCCATCTACGTGACAGTGGGGGGTAGCGAAAGCGACTCCCACCCCCTCACTACATCCGGCAACAAATAGAATCTTAATATCGCAGTAAGTCGTTGAAAGGAGAGTAAAAAGAGGAAATCCCTAGTTTCTCCCTGCTGCCGCTGGTGAATTTAAATAGACTTGTGGCCTTCCGGAGTCTTGACTCTGGAGGGAACCGCTAACGGCTTGACGCCTAGCTACTCCCTCCGTGTCTGTCGTCGCGTCCGCTCCTAAGACTCGTCTGGAGTCTATCATATTTTTAATCAGAAGTCAATAGCCGATGGCAAATTTATTCAAGCTCGAATACTATATTTTATGTGGTATGATGTGGGGGTTTATTAACGAGTAGGAGATAGAATATGAGTATTGATTTCAGCAAGGCACCGGAAGGGGCGACACATTATCTGTGCACTCAAGACACCACCCTGTGGTACGCCGCCGTCGATGGCGTCCTTGAAATATGGGATGAGGCCGGGGGTGAGTGGTGTTTGTCTTGCCGCGAATACGGGGGCGAGTGGTGTAAATCCCTAACAGCCCTACCGACCTTCGAGCCGTTCGTCAGTGTCGAGGATGCGCCACACACCGGCGATCACGACCCGGTAAACCGCCCGGCGCATTACGCCAGCGGCGGCGGCGGCGTTGAGTGTATCGAGGCTATTAAGGCGAGCATGTCGCGTGAGTCATTCCTGGGGTATCTGAAAGGCAACGTGCAGAAGTATCTGTGGCGGTATGAGAAGAAGGTGAACCCCGTCGAGGATTTGAAGAAGGCGCGGTGGTATTTGGACAGGCTGATAGCCGAACAGGAGTAACAACAAAACCCCGCCACTGTGCGGGGTTCTTTTTACCCACAGGATAAGGGCCTTGCGGCCCTATTCTAAGTCTTCATCGGCAGCCGTCATCGGTGCTTCTTCGTGGTCGTCAATACCGGTCGGTATCCGGTACTGCAACCCTCTCCCGTCCTTGCCGTTCAGTAGCCTCCCCTCTCTGTCGCGCCCATAGGTCAGGACCCCGCGCTCCGCCAGCGCCTTGAGCGCGGGTCGCCGCCCGCCACCTGGGCCTGACACCTTGATAATCTCTGATTGCGAGTAGCCGTTCGGCTTGTCCTCTTGGTCTTGCAGTTGCTCCAGCGCGGCGAATACCGCCTTTTCTTCGCCCTTCAATCCACCCTCGTCCTTAGCCCCTTTCACCGCCGCGCGAGCAGATTGGCCTGCTGCCGTGTCGAACATGGGCACGGCCACCGGGATCAGCACCAGCGTCTCATCTCGAGGTGTCGAGTCATACGGGCGCGGCGTGAGTTCACCCAGGTACTCGGAGAAATCCGGCGCGGGGCGGTCGGACTGCATAACCAACACGGCATCGGCCGCACCTTCGGCAACGTCGATTTTGCACTTCGTCAGGAGGAATCCGCGCGGTGTCTGCTTCTGGCAACCCCGCGCCTTCTCCATGTAAAAGTTCAGTTGCAGCGGCTTCTCCTCGTCCGGCTGCTCGACGAAATAAACGAAATCAACTGCGCCATGCAGCGCCCCCGAGCCGCGACCGTAACGTTTCGTCGCCTTATCTGACTTGGCCGGGTGGTGCACAACGCCCGCGCAACCGCCGGTTGCCTCGGCAATGGCTTTGAGCGCTGTAGCAACCGCGCCCATGTCGGAGGAGCTGTTCTCGTCAAACGGCCCGTCGCCGAGCGCCACGGTCTGGTTGAGCGAGTCGAACGCGACGATACCAACTGGGTCGGAGCCCGCCTTCTCGCGGATGTAGCGCATGATGGCCCGCTTCCCGGGCTTGCTCAGTAAATCCCAGCCCTCCGCCTGGATGTCTACGATGTGCAGCCAGCCCAAATCATCGCCGTAGGTCTTCTGGAGCGCCTGCTTGCGGTCTAGCGTGGCGCTGCCGCCCTCGGCGTCGAAATAGAAGCAGTGGGACTTGATCACCTTGGCCCCCGCGAACGGAATCCCCGCCGCGACGCAGGCCATCTGGCCCAACAGGAAGAAGGACTTCCCTATGTTGGACTCGCCCACCAGCTCGAAAGAGCTCTTGAAGTTGATGACCCCCTCGATAATCGGGTCGCGCTTCGTGAACAAGTCCGCCGGCGCGTCCATCAAATCTTCGTCGTGGCAGAGGTGCGCGTCTAGCCCGTCCGCTGCCGCCTCTATCTGATTGCGGTGGACGTGCGCCAGCTCGTCCGCATCGACAAACGGCAGCAATGCCTCCAGCTGCTTGCGGCTGATGTTGTGGGCTTCTGGCAGGTAGTGATTCGGAACCCCGGTCAATTGCAGCGCCAGGTGCTGGTGGCTGTTCAGGTCTTTACAGTGGGAGTGCTGGCAGACAAACCGCACTTCCGGGTGCAGCGAGTCCGGCAGCATGATAGCCGTGTCACCCTCGGTGCCGTCGCGCCCGTCCGTGTGGCTCATGTGGTTTGGGCACTGCACCGCCCAGCCGCGACCGGACGGCATCATATCTAGGCCCATCTCGAAGGCCCACCCGGCGATGGCCTGGCTGTTCTCTGAGGCCGCTTCCAGCGCGGCGTCTGACCATGTGGTGTTGCCGTGCTCTGATGGCGGCTCGTAACCGCAATTCAACATCCGGGACACGCTGACGGGCTTGCCGTCGTTCTCCAGACACCACGCATTGTACGGCGGCACGAACATGATGCGAGCCCGCTGGCAGGCGGTCAGGTCTACCCCGTCCATGCCATGCAGGCCCAGGCTGTTTAGGAATGAGTGCTGGACGTGCCAAATCTCGTCAGCGTCCATCGGGCGATTCGTCGGGATGAGGTAGCGCACTGCTCGCACGTCGTCACCGCCTTTGAGTTGGTGACGGTCTGAGCTGGTGCCGTGGGCGAAGAATGCAAAGCCTTTCTGAATGAGCGAGCGGGTGACTTGGCGAACTTGGCGCGTGGTCACGCCGTCAAGGTCGATGAAGAGGACGGAGCGCCCGAGCACCGTGTCGTTGCTGCGCACCTTATCCACGGCCGCCGCGATGTAATTCTGCTGCTTTTTCTTCTTGTCGTACTCGGGTTTTGTCTCGGAACCAGTGAACTCGACGCCCAGGGAGGGCTCGTCGATGTAGTCCATCATCTCCGCCACGAACTCAGGCCAAGACATGTCGAAGTTTTTTGCTCGGCGTGATTTCGCGTCGTTGCCGATTGAGAAGATAATGTTTTCCATCAGTTCACCATTGAGCGGTTGCGTTTTTGTGCCGAAGGGCGATAATACACTCATCTGTTCTTGAGCGGTTCAGATATTTCCTACCTCTGCCGGCCCGTACCTCACCAGTGCGGGCTTTTTTTTATTCTGTGGGCTGAGGCGGCGCACCTTCCACAACCACATCATCCCCCAGTGCCAGCCAGCGTGGGTCGCATTGGAGCACGTCGGCCAACGGGAAAATGCGGTCGGCCATCACCATCTTGGTACGCCCGGTGATGAGGTGTCCGAAACAGCCCTGCGACCAGCCGAGAGCCCCGGCAATCTCAACCTGTGTCAGGCCGAGCTGCGCCATACGGCGCTTGACGCGACGATTAAAGCCAGATTTCTTGATACGTTTTACCATAGATAAATCCTCTCCTAGTTACGTTGACGGCCCATTCTATGCGAATCTGCGCCGCCGCATCAATCTATTAAAAATATTTTACTATAGGGGTTGTAATCGCCGCTAGTGGGGTATTATAGTTCGTCTCGTCAACCGACACTAACCGAACAGAGAGGACTGAAACATGTTGGATAAATTCTTGGTACTGCTTGAGCGTTTCGTTGTTGCCCATGAGCTGATTGCCGCTAACTCCGCCAAGCCTGTTGCCGTGGTGGATGAAGTCGCCGCCGCGCCGGAAGCTGCCGAACCCGAGCAGAAGCCCGCCGCCAAGCGCACCCGCACCGCCAAGCCCAAGGCGACCCCGGAGCCCGAGCCTGAGCCCGAGCAGGAAGAAGAGGAAGAGGCGCCGAAGCCCAAGGCGAAAGCCAAGGCTAAGGAGGCCGCCGACATCGACACCCTGCGCGAAGAAATCAAGACCATGGCAACCCACATTGCCGAGGGTGACAGCGACGAGTGCGCCGACGAGTTCGACGACCTGCTGGAGGATTTCAAGGTGCGCACCGTCACCAAGCTGGCCGACGATGACGTGGAAGAGTTCCACGCCGAAGCCAAGAAGATCGTCTCCAAGTATTACGAGCTGGAAGATTAAGACCAATCCCGCCCCGGCGCGTCCGGGGCCTTTAAGCAGAGGTGAGATATGTCCTACAAACTCTACAGCGCCACCGATACCCGCGATAGCCGCCCGATGCTCTGGCTGCATTGCACCCGCACCGCCAAAGTAGCCCAGTTCCACCCCAAAACGGCGGTCTCGCGCATCAAGCGCCTGACGGCGGTAGCACCGGGCGGGCTCACCTGGTCGCCGGAGGGTGACTTGGCGAAACACGCGACCAATGTCGAACTGATTGAGAGCTGGAGTTAACTATGAACTGGCACGAGCTATTCAGATACGACCCTGAGACTGGTAAGTTGTTTTGGCGAGTCACGAAGAGTAACCGTGCCGTTGCCGGTAGTCTGGCCGGAACTGTAGATGCTGACGGTTATATCGGGATAAACACAGGGCGCAAAATATACAAGGCGCACCGTATTATCTGGGATATGAACCGCCCGGGTGATGTGCTAACCGCCGGAGAGCAAATAGACCATATTAACCATAACCGGAGCGATAACCGCCTGTGTAATCTGCGGAAGGTTAGTAGCGCCGAAAACCATATGAATGCGGGGCCGAGTAAGGCGAATACCTCTGGGGTTGTTGGCGTGAGCTGGTGCAAACACAAGGGCCGCTGGCGCGCATACATAAAAACCGATGGTGTTTCGAAATCAATCGGAAGCTTTAAGAGATTTGAAGACGCAGTATCCGCCAGAAAAGAGGCTGAAACTCTGCTCGGATTCCACGAAAATCACGGACTAAGACACCATGAAATTAAAAGTAAAAGTGGCATCACCGCCCGATAATGCGCATGCCTTGTTGAGCCCTAGCTCCGCCAAGAAATGGCTTTCTTGCGCAGCCTCTCTAGCCTGTGAGGTCGGCATTCCGAACGAGTCGGGCGCTGCTGCCGTAAACGGCACGGCCATGCACACATTGTCAGAGTACGCGCTCAACGCCATCAAGGACGGACACCAGGGCCAAGATTTCGACGTGGTGAAGTTCTTCCGATGGTCATCGCCGCAGACGAGCAGCCAGGGGACGTGCTGGTTACTGACGATTTCGTGTCGCAGGTGTCGAAGTACGTCAACTATTGCGCACCGATTATGGCCGCTGCCGAGGTTGTCGAGATTGAGTCGCGGGTTTCGCTGACCAGGATTCTGCATCCTGGTTTTCTGATTGTTACTTATGACACCGAGCTAGGAATCGCAAACGGCCAAGAAACGCTGGAGACCTTCGGCACTGCCGACTTCGTGGCGCTACTCAAGCAGCCAGCCCCACAAGACGGCACTTATACGCTTATCGTCGGCGACCTCAAGACCGGACGGCACAAGGTAACGGCGGCTGAAAACAAGCAGATGATGTTGTACGCGCTGGGCCTGCTGCGCAAGTATCGCCTGTCATACGACATCAGCGCCGTGAAGCTGTTCATCTTCCAGCCGTATGCGGGTGGCGCTGACGAGTGGGATACGACGCCGACCGCGCTGGAGCACTTCGCCAAGTTCGCCAGCAAGCAGGCGCTCAAGGCTCTGGGCGCATACCAGCGCGGCAAGAAGGGCCTCACCCCGACAGACTTCCGCCCGAGCAACGACGCTTGCCAGTGGTGCCGGTTCTCGGAAAAGTGCAACGCCAAGGTTAAAGCGGCATCGCATACCGTGGACGAAATGGCGGACATCGGCGGCCTTGAACTAACGCCAGACGTGTTGAAAGCCGAGTGGGACAAGCTCCCGCTTATGCGCCAGCATATCGCGGACATTGAAAAGGCGATGTACGCCTCCCTGATGCGCGGCGACAAGGTGGAAGGGCTCAAGCTGGTCGAGGGGCGTCCTGGCAATCGGGCGTGGGCTGATACGGCTGCCGTTGAGAAGATTGCTGACGAGCTCCCGTCGAGAACCATGATGTACAAGGAAGCGCTGCTATCGCCTACTGAGGCCCAGAAAACGTTAGGGCCCGCAGCGTGGGCGTTACTGGAAAAGTTGGTAACCCGCAAACCCGGCCAACCGTCCATTGCGGCAGCCGACGACAAGCGCCCGGCGTGGACGCCGGTTTCAGACGAGGACTTGGCATGATTATGATTATCTGGCTCGCTGTGACGGCGATCATCTGGGCGGTAGTGACGTACCGCCTGTGTTTGGCGCTCCGGGCAGACCGAGGCTATCGTGACGTTGACGCCGAGCGAGAGGACATCGAGGACGCCGCTTGTGCGTGGGTGCTGATGTGGGTTCTGAGCGGCTGGCTGCCGTGTGGCGCTTGGGTAATTATCTCTTGATTTAAATATAGTGCTGTAGTAACTTATGTTTTACCGGCTCGGCGGGTTCCGAGAGTTCATGAGAAGCGAGAGACATTATGGGACTGAAATTGAATCTGAAACGGGTTCGCATTGGCTGGGTCAACGTGTTCGAGAAAGCGCAAGACACCACCGCGCCTGATGGCAAGCCTATCAAAGGCAAATTCCAACTGACGGCGTACATCGACAAGGACGACCCGCAAATCAACCAGCTGGATGCTACCGTGCTGGAAGTGCTGACCGAGGGTCTGAAATCCGCCAAGGCTGCCGAGAAGTGGATGGATCGCAACTACGGTTTCGGTAACCACGCGGACAAGTGCTGTGTGCGTGACTTGGCCGAGCGCGACAAGCCCATCGAAGGGCTGGAGGAAGGGCTCTATTTCAAGGCCACCAGCCAGAAGCGCCCGGTCATCATGACCAGCATCGGCGAGCGTCAAATCGAGCGCGGCCTTACCATTGACGGCGACGACATTGAAGGCAAGGAGGTTTACGCCGGTTGCTACGCCAATATCTCGGTGGAAATCTACTGGTACGACGCTTTCAAGACCCTGCTGGTGAACCTGCTCGGCGTCCGGTTCCGTGAAGACGGCGACGCATTCGGCGGCGCTGGCGAGACCGCGACCGATGACGACCTTGGCGACGATGACGACGCACCGGCCAAGAAGCCCGCCAAGCGCGCCGCCAGCCGCGATGCGGATGAAGAAGAGGAAGCGCCGCGCCGCAGTCGCCGGTCTCGCGTCGAAGAAGATGACGAGGACGAAGAAGAGGAAGAACGCCCCCGCCGTCGTAGCCGAGCCTGAGAGGAGCCGTGTTACTCCGCCATTGATTTCGCCAACGATTAAATGGCGCTACGAAGCCCGCCTAGTGCGGGCTTTTTCGCAGAGGACTATATGAACTTCAAACGCCTTTTCATCGACCACGAGTCATTCTCGGCAGCGGACTTAAAGAAGTGCGGCTCGTACGCCTATGCCGAACACCCTACCACCGAAATCATGCTCACCACCTACGCCTTCGACGACGGGCCAGTGTACTGCTACGACGCGACAGACGGCGGCCCGATGCCGCGTGACCTGCGCCGAGCGCTGCGCCTGTTCGCCAAGGGCTACACCGGTGACAACGGCCCGCGCATGGTCGGGGCGAACTACCTGATGTTCGACCGCCTACTCCTGCGTGAGTGCTGGGGTTACGACATCACGCCGCGCAACATCATCGACACCATGGTGATGGCCTTCCGCCACGCCCTCCCTGGCAGTCTGGCGGCGCAATGCGAGGTGCTCGGCGTGTCAGAGGACTTGGCCAAGGACAAAGCCGGTAAGGCGCTGATACAGCGCTTCTGCAAGCCCACGCCGAAAAACTACAAGGTGCGCCGGTACGACCGCACCACGCACCCGCAAGAATGGCGTCAGTTCGTCGCCTACGCCAAATCGGACATCACTTCCATGCGCGAGGTGTTCCACCGGATTCCGCAATGGGGTAATAGCGCCTTCGAGGATGAGGTGCTGGCGGTGGACCAGCTTATCAACGACCGGGGGTTCTACGTTGACACGGCGCTAGCAGAGGCGGCCATCGCTGCCGTGAAGAAGCATAAGGCAGAGCTGCAAGCCGAGGCCGCCGAGAAGTGGGGCGCAGGACTGACAGGTGCGTCGTTCATACCGCTGCTGCAAGAACTCGCCCCAGCGTTCGACACACCCAACGCTCAGAAGTCCACGCTCAACGACCTGCTTTCGGATGAAGACCTGCCAGACGACGCGCGGACGCTCGTCGAGATGCGCCTCGGGGCCAGCTCCACAGCCTCGACCAAATACAACCCGCTGCTGCTGGGGCTGTCCCGTGACGGGCGGCGTCGCGGGTGCATCCAGTACGGCGGGGCGTCGCGGACGCTGCGATGGGCGGGCAAGGGCTTCCAGCCGCAGAACCTGGCGCGGGGATACTATAGCGACGACCCGAAGAATAAAGACGGAAAGGTGCGGCCAGCAGGTATGTCTGATAGCGCATGGTTTGCGATGCTTAACCCACTTACGTTTGGGATAAATATGCTGCTCAAGGGCCGGGCTCACTGGCTGTATGACGTATCGAAGCTGACCGCTTCAACGGTGCGAGGCTGCATTGTGCCGACCCCCGGCAATAAACTGGTTGTTGCCGACTATTCAAACGTGGAGGGGCGCGGGCTGGCGTGGCTGGCTGGTGAAGAGGGGGCGCTGGCGACGTTCCGGGCGGGCACCGACATTTACAAAGTGCTGGCCTCGACGATGTTCAAGGTCAGTTACGACGACGTGACCAAAGACCAACGGCAGATAGCCAAGGCCGCCGTCCTGGGGCTCGGCTACGGCGGCGGCGTGAATGCGTTCCTGACATTCGCCAAGAACCTGGGCCTAGACCTGCACCAGCTCGCCGACGACATGGACGGGAGTTTCCCCGACCATATTTGGGCGGCGGCGCGGAAGGGGTTCGAGTATGCCCGCATCCAGGAGAAGAACAAGCGCGGCTTTGCTGGCAAGAAGCCAGAGCGCCCGTCGTATGACCTGCCGAAGAAGGTCTGGCTGACGTGTGACTCCATCAAGCGCATGTACCGCGAGGCCAACCCGGCAATCGCCCGTTTCTGGCGCGAGCTGGACGACGGCGTAATGGCACGTTCACCCGCGACGATGACGGCAAGAAAGCGCCGGGGTGGTGGCTCAAGCTGGAGCTGCCGAGCGGTCGGGTGTTGAGCTATCCCGGCGTCGGTATATCTGTCGAAAAGGTGATCGACGAAGACGACGCAGAGCGCCCAGAGTACCGCGAGCGCGTCCGCTACATGGGCCAGAACCAGACCACACGGCAATGGCAGAAGATATACACCTACGGCGGCAAACTCGCGGAGAACGTCACCCAGGCGCTATGCCGCGACATGTTAGCCTTCGCACTTGTCGGAGTGGAACGGGCGGGCTGGCCTATCGTGCTGCATGTACATGACGAAATCGTTACTGACGTACCGAACGAGCCGCAGTACAGCGCCGCCGAGCTGGAACGGCTCATGTGTGAGCTGCCGTGGTGGGCGGAGGGGTTCCCTCTGGCCGCAGAGGGGCAGGAGCTGATGCGCTACGCTAAGTGATAATATAGTATTGTATTATCTAGGTGATGGCGCTATGATTAGGCCATCACCTAACAAGAGGACAGAACAATGGCTAAAACTCCAGAAGGCGAAGTACAAGCCTACGGCGCCGAGCAGCTCAAGAAACACGGCTGCTTGGTGCGGAAGATTTCATACGAAGGGCGGCGCGGCTGCCCGGACCAGTTGGTGTTGGTGCCCGACCGCCTTAGGTATTGGCCCACCACCATTTTCATTGAATACAAGAAGGCTGAGAACATCGAGCCAGAGCCGCACCAGTTGCGCGAGCATGAACGGATGCGGGCTGTCGGGGCGGACGTCCGGGTCATCGGCAGCAAAGAACAGATAGACGATTTAATAAAGGAGCTTTGCCTGTTATGAAGAACATAGCGAAACTTCGGGCGTGCGCTAGTTGCGAATGGGTTTTCTCGGGAGGGGTTGAATGTCCTAAATGCAAGTTTGGCAGTTACGGAGCTTACCGCATTTACGGAAACCGCGCGTATCGGTACGTAAAAACACAGCAGCCGTGGCTTGATAGAAAGGTCGAGCGCTTCATTTTAGATTTACGCCGCGAGATAGACGCATCATGAAAATCAACAAATCAATGGAAATTGCCGAGTTCGCCTTGGCCCAAGGCCGGTACGTGACCGCCCGCGATATGTGGGATTTGGGTTTCCGTTTCAGTCGTGGCGAGACGACCCCGGACAACATCAGCGCGGTGTTGAATAAAATCCACGAATCCGACCGGATTGTCGCTAAGCGCCAGGTATTCCAAGAGTCTAATCGCCGCCGTTGCCGTGTGCTGGTGACTGAAATCAAGGAACGCGAGGCACCGAATCGGTCGCGCAATGACATGTTGCCGCATCTGGCCGAGCGGTGGCGCTGGTTGTTGAGCCGGAGGGCTGTGGGGTGAAATGCTTCGACGATGAAAGACTGGATTACGACCCCGAGACCGGAAAGTTTACTTGGCTTGTAAGCCCGGCTATTGCCGTTAAAGCCGGCAGCTTGGCGGGAAGTCGGCACAGCAAGGGCTATTGGCACATCCGTGCAAACGGCCGACTTACTTACGCGCACCATCTGGCGTGGAACACCTTACACCCGGAAGACTTACTTAAGCCCGGAGAGGAAATCGACCACATAAACCATATTCGCGATGACAACAGGGCTATTAATCTTGAGAAGAAAAGGCATTTGGCGAACGGGCGCAACAAGTCCCGCGCGGTAAACAATACATCCGGTGCTACCGGGGTCTACTGGCATAAAGGGTGTAACAAGTGGCGGGCCGCTATCAGAGTAAATGACGTACTGCGTCACCTAGGGAACTACGCAACATTCGATGAGGCGCTGACTGCAAGAAAAAACGCTGAAATTGAATACGGTTTCCATGAAAACCATGGAGCTACTAATGGGTAAATTTATCAGGAGACCTTATCAAAAGCTCATAACTGCGCACATTCTAAAACACCCGCGCTGTAATTGCTTCGCCACAATGGGTAGTGGGAAGACGGGCTCGGTCATGTGGGCCTTGAACAAGATGTTCCAGACCGGCGAGCTGGAGGACTGGGACGCCGAGACAGAGACGGGCGACCGGGTGCTTATCCTCGCCCCGCTGCGGGTAGCCTCCGGCACATGGCCCGCCGAACAGAGCAAGTGGCAATTCCCCGCCCTGCGCGTCGTCGATGCAACCGGCAGCCGCCAATACCGCGAGGACGTCATGCTCAACGACGACGCTAACGTCGTGTGCTGCAATTACGACGTGATCGACTGGCTTGTCGAGTTCTGGGGTGACCGGTGGCCGTTCACTGTCATCGTTGCCGACGAGTCCACCAAGCTGAAATCGTTCAGAGGCAAGCTCAACAAGGAAGGCAAAGCTGGCGGCTCCGGCGGCAGCAAGCGGGCCAAAGCCCTTGGCACCGTGGCGCACAAAAACGTGAAGCGGTTCATTAACCTCACCGGCACTCCGGCCCCGAACGGGTTGAAGGACTTGTGGGGCCAGTGCTGGTTCTTGGACGCAGGCCAGCGCCTGGGGCTGTCGTACCAGTCGTTTACAGACCGTTGGTTTGTCGGTGTGCAGGAAGGCTCTCACCACGCCGCACGGTCGTACAAGCCGCGCTCAGGGGCGGATACCGAGATCCACGCCAAGATTGCCGATATCTCGCTGACCGTGGACGCCGCCGAGTATTTCGGATGTGACAAACCGGTCGTCGTGCCCGTGGTCGTGCCGCTCCCGGCCAAGGCCCGCAAGGTTTACGACCAGATGGAGAAGGAGCTGTTTGCCGAGCTGGAGGCGGGGGAGGTTGAGGCGGCCAATGCGGCTGCCAAGACTGCGAAGTGTCTCCAGATTGCCGGTGGTGCGGTATACATCACCGACGAGGACGGCGAGCCTAGCACCGAGTGGCAACTGGTGCATAACGCCAAGCTGGACGCGCTGGAGTCGATTGTCGATGAGCTGTCAGGCGCTCCGCTGCTCGTGGCGTACCAGTACAAGCACGACCTAGCCCGCATCCTCAAGAAGTTTCCGAGCGCCGTGGCGCTGGCAAAGGGCGCGAAGGGTAACAGGCAAATTGAGGCGTGGAACCGTGGCGAAATCGAGATGCTGCTGGTGCACCCTGCGTCTGCCGGTCATGGTCTTAACTTGCAGGACGGCGGCCATCATCTAGCGTTCTTCTCACTGACTTGGAATTACGAGCACTACGCCCAGATAATCGAGCGGATAGGCCCAATCCGGCAGCACCAGGCAGGCCACCCGCGCCCAGTGTTCGTGTACCAGATACAGGCCGAGGGGACGCTCGACCAAGTGGTGCGGGCCCGCGTCGAGGGAAAGGCCGACGTCCAGGACTTGCTGATGGAGTACTGCAAAATGAAAAAGCCCCGGTGAAGGGGCTTCCCAGAGCTATCAACTAGCAGTTTTTTTTATTAGTCATTGGTATGCACACCACAATAATTCCACATTTTCTTGGGCCATAGTTATAGTTGTTGTTGGGTTGTCATCAAGACACCACTTCACTTCACTTATCTAAAAGAAAACCCCTCGCATGAGGGGTTTTAACTTCATCATTGCCCGTACCAGGCGCCAGCAAAACCAATATCAACTGTTGCCGCCGCCGCATCAGCGGATTGTATCAGGACCGCGATGGTGTCGTAGTTATCTGTTTCTGGTAGCGTGATGAACCGATATGTATCAACCCATCCAGCGCCTGTTGTTACAGTGTCATTCAGAATGGTCGCCACGAATGTCTGAGCTCCACCAGAGTCCGTTTTGTATGTCTGCACAGCGATGGAAAATGCTGTTGATGTTCCACGATGAGTCACTTTAACGAGCAGCCTCTTGGCAACTGGGGGTGCCGGGAATCGCCAGCTAACTTGTCCATTAGTCGCGCCACTAGCATCGATTATTTGCCAGTAATACCCGTTGGGGGTTTCAGACCCAACATTAGCAACGGCGGCCAAGCCTGCCGGGATGTTGAATTTATTGAAGACGTTATCAAACTGGAGTTTATTGAACTCGTCCTCGATTGGCACATTTGACAAAAGACAAGCGAAGTTCTTGTTACCAAATGTTGTGACGCGCTCATTGTAAGGTTTCTGATATTGGTATGAACTCACCGAAACAAGATACTTCGCGTTCACATCCCCATATCCCGCGCAGTTGTTTATTTGCACACCCTGGGAGTTTCCAGAGCTTGCGCCTGTGCTAATAACTATGTGGGCATTATTGGTGCCGCCAGCAGTTGAGTTCCGCCGCAGAGTTACGCCGCTAATTTCGCATATGTACGGCCCAATCATAACAATACCGGCTTGAGGGTGGTCATAAACCTGCCCGCCTGAAATCTTAAGCGCGGTGTTCTTGACGTTTGTCGACTGGTTTACGTCAACATAAGCGCCCAGTGTGGCGTCATACATCTTACCAACTGTGTTGGCTGGCGGCGAAATGTCGGAACCAAAAATGCCAGAGATGCCATTATTGTGGCACTCGTTGTTGTTGATGGCGACGCGCCAGCACCCATCATACTCAATGCCATATCGGAAATTGTAACGACAGATATTGTCGTGGATTTTTATGTCGGTGCTTAGCGCAATGGTAATGCCAACATCCCCCCACGCCCTCTCGGACACGTTATCGTGGATGTACATGTCCTCGCAGTAATACTGAGTGCGAATAGAGGACAGCCCACCGCGAACATGGTTGTCGTGGATGTGCACTTTATGGCTGCGCTCAATGCGGATGCAGTCATAGAACTTCTCGGCAGCAACATCGCCAAGGCCGTTAAACACATTGCAATGCGCGATCCTGATAGGCCCCGCATATTTATCGACGTTGTAGTAATCGACCAGCGTATTGCCGGTATAAATACATGTCGACGGGAAGCGCTGTACATCCACCCGCTCCATATCCAATGCGCCGAGTATGCATCGGATACCCATCGTAAACTGTGGGTTAACAGTACCACCGGCCGCATTCATTCCACTACCATGGACCGCCATATCGCGGATGGTGAGCTTGTGGGCTTCATTAATAACGCGAATAAAATCCTGATTAACGTTGCCAATCTGACGCAACATGGTGGAGCCAAGCATGCCATCACCAAACATGCCGAAAGAACCAGATAGCACATGCCCACCACTTGACCAGTATGTCCCGCCCCCATAGGGGAAGTGCATTACTTTAATTAAGGTCATTGCCCTGTCGATAGCGGCCTTGTTATCCACCACGACCCCGGCATCTGGAGTCTCGATAATGCCAAACGCATGAGCAGACATCACCGATTTGATTTGTAGTACCGCCGTTCTACCGGCACCGGCTCCGATGATGTCTATGCCATTGGCGGTCCCCCCGGATTGCACCACGAACTCGGCACCTGCCCGGTCGGTAACCGTAACTCGACGCCCGACTGCGAAACGCCCCTGAGCAAGACTGGCAACCGTCGCATACACGTCTGTTTCATGCGTCAATGAGCGATCAATAAACCCGCCGCTCGCGGGATTCGTACCAGCCGCAACAGGGCCCGCCGGGCCGGAGAACGCCTTGCCAGTGCGCTCTTGCAGCAGCACGTCGTTTGCGTTTACAAGAGTGCCCCCCGCCTCGAAGCTACCATCGACGAGGTTGTAACCCGCCTCTGCATAGCTGCGGCGCAGAGCCTCGCGGGCTTGCGCACCCGCTAACCGGCTGGGGCGCATGATATAGCCGCTGCCGACCAGCGCCGGGTCGGTGCCCGCTGGTACGGTTTTCGGGAAAGGGCCGCCCCATGCGTAGTAGTCGCCAAGCCCCAGGCTGCCGGAGGTGTCGTTCAGGAACACCTGACTCGCCGACGCCAACACGCCGCCAGTGGATGACGTCCACGGCTGCACATCAAACCCCAAATCGGCCAGAATACTCGGCAGCGTCTGTTGTGTCTGGCCTGTGACCGGATTGGTAGCCGTGCCAATGGTAGCGCCGCCCGCGACGCCGCCCGCCTTGCCGGTGATAACCTCGGCCTCGAAAATCTGATGCTTCTTCGCCGTCTGCAAATCTTCCAGTGACAGCACGTCGCCGCAAGCCATAAAACCCCCTATGAGAAACCGTTACTAAATCCAGAATTGAAGGCGCGACCGAAAGGAGCAACGCCGTCGTAAGCGTAATAGTCGTCTGTGTAATTGTACCCTGTAATCCGCACCGTGCGGTCAGAACCCGGCTCAACTGTCGAAACGACCATCATCTGTGCATTATGCCTGTCCTCGCTGCCGAATGAAAATTCGGTTTTCAGGGCCTCGTTACCGGTGTATATGGCCTCTTGCGGGGCGGACGTCATTATCACCGTGCGGCTGTTCGCGCCCGGCGTTACGTCGACGCTCTGCACTGACCCGTCGCGGCGCTTGAGGATGAGAGAGTGCTCTTGGCCGGGGGCGAACTCGACATTTTGCGACAGCACCACTGTGAGCCCATCAACGGCAACAATGTAGCCATCGAACGGAGATACGCGAGACCCCTTCACAACGCTGATGGCGCGGCCTGGGCGGGCGGATATGCCTTCTTCCAAGGCCGCGAACTCAACGGACACCCGGTTTAGCAGGTTCCGCTGATAACGGCGGTACGCGGCCCAGTACGCCTGTTTGTAGTTGCGGACCCCCTTTGAGTCGTATGTCTCGGTTTTCAGGCCGCCATCGGCGGGGATGGTGATCGTTTCCTTCGTGTTGGTGGCCGGGTCGATGTAGCTGAATTTCAAGTCATACCGGTCGCGGGTGTTGAAGTTGCGTGTCCACTTTTCCCCCGGCGCTTTGCTGCGATGGGTGAACACCATCTCCGGCCCAATGCGAGGGCGGTCGAAGTCCAGCAAGATGGACGAGCCTTCTCGGTACGAACGGCAGAAGATAGCCTCCGCCACGGTGTTGATAATGTCCTGCATCGTCACGTCGAAAGAGTCGAACGTGTAGCAGAATTGCCCGGCCTGTGCGCTGCCGAAATAGGCTTCGATTTCAGCCTGCACAGCCAAGAGCCTGTCCATGTTGTTAGCGGTCAGGTTGAGGCCGCCACACACGGGATCGCGCAGCAGCCGGATGAGCGATTGCACCGCTTGAGTGTTATTCGTCAGTACGGTGTCGAATACGCCGTTCCCGAGGTACTTGTAAATCCGCTCTGTGACGATGAGCGCCAGCTTCGGGGCCTTGATGGATGTCGCCCTTGGGGTCTGCCGCCGCGCCGTGTGAACGGTCGTCCTGTTGCCGTAGTTCGGCGTCGTGTCCGGGATTTGCGCGTATAGGTTGTCAAACGATACGTCGTCAACAACCTGCCCCTCGAAATTGACATCTTTGTCTGTGACACGGCGGGCGCGGGCACGGAACGTGGAAGGAGTCGGCAGCTCGCCAACAATCGAAACGCCGGTCTGGTCACTAGAGCGGCCTGACACGGTGCCGTCCGCAGAATAGACAGGCCCGATAGGCGAGCCGTTCACGTCAAGCGCCTGGTACTCCAGCCGGAGGGTGACAGACGCGCTGCTCTTCTTGTTGCCGTCATCCTTGTACATCCCGCTTTGTGCGCCGAAGTTCGCCAGCACCCTGGTCGCCTTTATCTTGTCCATGGTGAACCAGTTCGACCACGACACCGCCACTTTGTTATAGGGCCCTGTGGTAGATATATCCCCCGGCAGCAGCGGCACGGAGGCCGTGATGCCTAGCCACGGGTTGGTTGTACCGTCCACGGCGAACGAGACCTCGACGGCGCTGATAGACGTGACGGTGTAGATGCCACTCAGCACATACGATGAGGTCTTGATGTCAATCAGCTCGATGGCATCGCCGACTTTCATGTAGTCGTTGAAACGGGAATCCCCGGTCGGGTCAACAATGGTCGCCACGTTACCGACGCGGGAGACGGTCGCTACGTCGCCGATGTTGGCGGTCAGGTCGTTGGCCGCTTTCAGCTCTGCGCCGTCCACCTCATTGGAGGTAGCCGTAATGTATAACCCCTCGGTGATAGGGTTGCCGACCATTGTCTGCGGCGAGCCGCTATTCGGGGACGTAAAAGGCCCGTACACGGCAGCAGACGAACCCGTGATCTCACTAAGGCGGGTATCCCCGTCTGTGATGCCTGATGCGGGGGTGTCGAGTGGCCCGCGCCCGACGTCGTAATACCCGAACTCTATGACGTTGCCGTTTGCGTCGTATTTACGATAAACGGTCATCAAATCGTTTGGGATGCACTGCACAGTGCCACAGATGTCATATGTCCGCTGGTATGGCCGCGATTTGTTGGTGCGGTCTGTCAGGCTATTGTTCGGGCTCGCGCCCTGCTGGTTAGGCGCGGCAGCGGCCTGCGTGGACGGCGTGAACAGCTTGAGGATGGGGTTTAATATCTTGCCGACTAGGCTGAAAACGCCTTTCACCACGCCACCGCCAGGGGACTCGATGATGTAGAACGTCGCGTCTTCTTGCAGCGCGTCGAAGTCCTCGGTCACGTCCGTATCGTCGCCGATTTCGTCAACGTAGATTTTGAACGGTGTACCGTCCGGGATGTGGGCTACAACGAAAGCCATGGGGGTCATTTCGTGCGCTGCACGGTCGAAGCTGCCTCTATCGTTGCGGGTGAGGTGAACGGTTATCGCCAAAACTGGATCTCCTGAAAGCGGGCGCTGATGTCGGCCAATGCCTCAAGTTTAACCTGACGTGCCGCCAGTTCACAGTGGCTCACGTAGCCGCCGTAGTAGACGCCAGAGTGCCACAAGATGCGGCTGCCGTGTCTCTCGCCCATCAGCACGGCGTCGAAGTCCTGGGGAATATAGACGCGCACCAGTCCGCGACTATCACGGAACCCCTCGGCAAACATCGCATCTGCACCAGAGGGGGCCGCCACGTCGAACGCCGGGGTGTCAATGCCTGCGTCGGCCCGCACTGCGCGGACGTGGCCCCAGCAGTTGTAACGGCGGAAGTCGTAACGCCGCCCAGTGTAGTCGTTGATGTTCATCCGGCGAGAATACCCCGCAGCAAAGGGATTTCCTCTGGCGTCATCAAGATTCCGGTCTGGCGCTCGTTCAGGCGAGGCACGCCCACGCTCGCGGTGAATACCCCCTTGCTCTGCGTCAACGTCTGCAAGTCGTAAGTCACAGGGCCGCGGGCCGGGTAGCTCAGGTCTGTGCTGACGAAACTGCGGAACGTGAAAACGGGCGCGCCTTCGTACCCCAACGGCAGGCGGGCCATTTCATCGTCCAGCAGGTTGCCGACATCCGGCAGCGTAAATGTGGCCTGCTGGTCGGTGTCGTTGTTATTACCCCCTTCGCCAACCTCCATCGGCACTCCTTCAAACGTCACAGTCTCGCCCGTCTCTAGTGTTGCCGTGAGTGGCGAAGTCCCGACAACTAGAAGGTATCGCCGAGAAAAATTGAGGTCAGTGATTTCCACGGTGTCGAAAGTCATCTGCCCGTCAGGATTGGACGCCAGTTTCAGTTTGTACGCCTCGATTACGGATTGCTCGCTCATGCGTCAGGGTTCCAAATCCGGGGGAAAGACGTTTGCGCCGTGGCGTAGGCCGCGAGGAAGCAATTTAACCCATCGCCGTAACACCCGAACAAGTCCGGCAGATTGGCGGTCAGGCACACGTCCTCTTGAATACCGGTGCGCTCCGCCAGCAGCGAGAACGAGATTGTCCAGTTGATGCCGTCACTGGTGTCGATGTTGATAGCGCTGTTTATCTGGCACTGATGGTCTTTCACCCCCAGGCCGCTATCGAGCGCCATCACGAACGAGTCGGCTCCGCCGCTGATTTTGTTCAAGAACAGTTGAAACGTCTGGTTGCCGAGTGCCGACGTGACGAGCGTCACGGTAAACGGCACAGTGTCAAAGTAGGTGTCTCGCCCCTGGCGCGGAAGGCCCCCAGTAACCTCGCTGCGGAATACGTTGCCGCCGCGCTGATACGAGTACCCCTTGCTGACAATCGGCTTGAGTGATGCCGGGAATCGGTAGTTGCTCATCGTTTAATATCCTGCTTGCCCGCGAGTAGCCCGGCGGGATTTGGCGATGGGGGAGTTGCTATCTTGCAAGTCGCCGCTCACGGTTTCCCGGATGATAACACGCAAGGTGGCCTCGTCCATGCGCTCGGTGGTCGCCGAGTCAATGCGCCCTGTGGTCTGGTTCACTATCTGGACAGTGGTCGGCTGACTGCTCGCGCCATTCTCTCCCATGATTTGTTTCATCTGCTGGGCCGTGCGCACACGGGACGCCGATGCGGGCATGATGACCTCGGGCTGGCCGCGCTCGGCGATAGTGGACATTTGCCCCGCGGACAAGTTGCCGCCCTGCTCGCGTGCCGACCGTATTTTAGCGACGTTCGCCAGGCCTGCCGCAACAGCAGCAGCGGCCGCGATAGGCGCCGCTACCCACCCTACAATGGGGATTGCTGCTGCCGATTGGAATGCGGCCACCGCGCCCTGGTAGGTGTTCATGATGGCGTTGGCGATGGCAAACGCCTTGTACGCCTTGTTCCCCTCCCCGAGCGCGGTTTTCAGGTCGTCTGTGGTCTGGCCGAGGATGTTGGCGTACTCATCTCGGCGGCGTTTCTGCGCATTGACGGCGATTTCAACCAGAGCACCCTGGTATTCTTCCTCGTTGATTATGCCCTCTTCACGATAGCGCTTGGCGATGGCGGCTTTCTGCTGCTCCTGGATGTCGATTAGCTCCAGTTCTGAGGCGTTCAGGCTCTGGATTTCGGCGATTACTTGGTCATGCTCGAACTGCCGTTGCTGGGGGTCGCGGAGACGCCGCGCCAGCTCCTCTTGGCGGGCATCCTCGGCGGCCACCATGATTCGGGTTTTGGCGTCCTCAGCCTGCTGCGTCGAGATAGCGCCTTGCGTCTGGAACTCTTGCAGCTTTGCGAGTTTCTGCCGCTCTACCTCGTCGATGGCCGCCAGCTCGTCAGAATTTTGACGGGCCAGTGTGTCGAGGAACGTCTGGGCCTGCTGCTTCTGCTGGGCTGCCAGATTATCGGCGCGGCGGGTTTCTGCGGCAGCGCGTTTGCTCGCGGCGGTCGCCTCGGCTTCGGCTTTCTTATTCTCGGTGTCGATTACGCGCTGAATGTCCTGACGGGCTTCTTCGTCGCGGGCGGCGTTGTATGCGTCTATCTGGTCTTTGGTTACACCTTCACGCTGGGCAAACGCATCTTTGTCCGCCTGCGCCTGCGCCTTGATGCGCTGTTTTTCCGCCATGTTGCCGATTTGCACGTTGCGGATAATCTGGTCAGCTTGCTCTTTGAGGCGCTCCGTATTGGAGTTGGTGGCGACGTTGTTGCGGTTCTGCGCTTCTGTGGCTAAGTCCACCTGCGCGGCAGCCGTAGCGTGAGCCTCGGCTAGTTTTTGGGTCTCAACCGCTTGGTCTAATATCTCCTTTTTGTTCTTATTTGCGGCCTGCGCCAGATTGGTTTGAGCGTCAGCCAGCTTCTGCGCATTCTCCGGGGTGGCGGCCTTGTTGTATGCGTCTTGGGCGTTGAGCACGTCCAAAACCTTTTCTTCGGCGACGCCATATTTGGACGCCAGTTCCCCGACGGCGGCCCCCAGTCGCGCCGCGGATACGCTGAATTCCCCCGCGCCGTTTGCGGAGTCTTTGAGTGCGGAGCCGACATCGACCCCCGCGCTTTTCAGGTCACTCAGCGCGGATAGGGCGATGCGCGACGACTCGCTGTTAGCAAAAAACGCCGCGCTCTGGTCTTTGATCGCCGTGGTGGTCGATTCTAGCTGTTGCTGCGCTTGCAGCCCGAGCAGCTTCACCGCGCTGGCGTAAGCGGCATCGCTACGTTGGGCCATCTCCACAAGGCTGTCCGACAGCTCGAGGACGCCACCCTTACCAATCTGGAACGACCTATCCAGCTCCTTGGCGGCTTTCTCGATTTCCTCAAGGCTCTTTGTTGAGTCGCCAAGCGCCTTGTAGAGCACCCCGCCGATGGCGGCGGATAGTGCAATCACCGCGCCAAGCACAGCCCCGCCAGGGCCAAGTGCGCCTGCCAGCTGTGATGCCTGCTGACCAAACGCCACGAACACAGAGGTGCCGCTTTGTACCTGCACCACGAAATCTTGGATCTGATAGCCAGCCTGCTGAGCACTGGTGCCAAACCCTCGCATCTTCGGAGACGCCTTCTCTGCGTCTGCGCCTACTTTGGTTACTGCGGTGTCAGCCTTGGTCGATGACTGCGTGAGTGCATCGAGCTGCTTGGCTGACTGCTCTGCGCCTTCCGTCTTGACCCTTACGATTAGGGATGCTGCATCAGCCATCGTCTCTTCCTTCAAATATTGCGTCTAGGCCCATTATCAACTCGGACTCCAGCAAGCTAATGGAATCACCAGTCACACCCTTGTAAGCAGCGAGATCTTGCCAGCTAAGCTGCTCTCTCGGGTATAGCACCACTGCGTCTTCCGTTCTGCGCTGTACGAATTTGAGGCTTCGGTACTTTTCCATCACGTGGGCTAGCTGCGCTGGCAACTCTGGCCCATGTTCTGGCGCTTTATCTGCGGCTTGGATGATGCCCATCGAGATTAGCGCAGCCTCATGCCCTGCTGAGATACTGTCGAACTTCTGCTTTTTCTGCTTATCGACGTAACACCAGCGGGCGTATTCATACAGCGCATCTACTTTTCCAGTAGCGCTTTCCGGCTCTCTTGAAAGTGTTTGGCGACATAGGTGGACAGCCCTTTGTATTGCTGCATCAGCTCGGCAACCGCTTCAGGCGAGAACTCGTCATCAAGCGACCAGCCAATAACAATCACGGCAGCGAACTTGTCATTAAGGTCATCCGATCGCCAGTTCATCTCTGAGTTGTATTTAGTCCAGTCATTCTTTGCTGCGCACTCGACATCCAGTGGTGCCAACTCTTCTTTTATGGCGGTGTACTCCCGCGCATAGTCGCGCATAGCTGAAACACCTGCGTCGCAGTACGGCCCCAATACGCGCAACCATTCACCAGAGTCAGCGCCACTTGGAAGCGGTATAGCCATGATGGTTCCAGCAGCTTGCCTGTCCGCAAATCGGAAATCAGCCAGCTGCATTCTCTGAGCCTTTTTAGGCTCCGGCTTCTTGCGCCAAAAATCAAAGAGTCCCATGGTTAAGTCCTTCCGCTAAATATGCTGCCATGATAGCAGACTGAGTGTACTTTACTCCAACGACAGGTTGACAGTGGCTGGTTAATGTCCAATCATAATTGCACACGAACATATATGGCCTATTAAAATGAAACTTCTAATCATTGCCGCTGCCGTAGCCCTGTCTGGCTGCGCAGCCACTCAGGAGCTTAGCGCCAAAATGCCAGGAACTTTTATGCACACCTGCATGAAAGATGCGGGCGCCACACTGGAGGGTTGTAAGCAGAAAGAGTGGGGCGAGTTTAAAGTCATGACTGAAACCTTTGTTGAGGGTGGTGATTGCGATTCAATTTGTCGCTTCCAAAACCGACACGGCAGCGTTGTTGGGTTCTCGCGATATTGAAAAGGGGCCTTTCGGCCCCTGATTACGCGTAGGAAATGCGCTGTATGACGATGGACGATTGCATGGCGTTGCCAGTTGCCTGCCCTTCCAGTGACAGCGTTACCGACTCCGGGCCGCCGACTTCGGGGGTTGCAGCTGTAAGCTCTGCTCGTTTCAGTGAGAACGACATTGCGCCATCCGGCCCAGCCAGAATTGATGTGAGCTCAATCTGGGTTTCGTTGAGGAACAAGTTCAACAGCGTGGTGTCGTACAGCTTTCCAGCCAAGGAGAAGGTGTTGGCTGCGCGGCCTCGCTCAACAAATGCCACTGAGGTGTTACCAAGCTCGAACTGTGCTGACGCTGCGTTGTCGTTGGTGATGGTGAAGGAGTCTATCAACTTCAGTGGTGCGGTTCCGTTGAAAGCTGAAACATCAACGCTCGCGAACGGCTGGGCGATGAAATTTACAGTGAAGGTGGATCCGGCTGGCGGCGCGGTCAGAACCTCTTGGCTCAATCCAATGAACGGGAAAGAGCCAGTCACCATGGCGTTTACCGCCTGCTCGATGGTGAATCCAGAGAACTCCACACCTTTGGTAAGCAGGTAGCTATCAGAGCCGCCGCATTTACCCTTGAACCACGTAAGTACTGAGTAGGTCTTGCAAAGGTTGCCAGTTTCCAGTTTGTCAGCAACCACAAGCGTGGTGGCTACACCAGCAGCAGTAGTGAGCGCGTGACTTATGCCAGCGCCGGTGATAACTGTCGCGGTTACAGCAGTCACGATAAACGGCAGCGCGTTGTCACCGGCCATGGCTGGAAACCGCACCAGATCACCAACGTCAACGGCAGAGGTGAAATCTCCGGTTGAGCGGGTAAATGTCTTGGCTGTTGAGTTGACGCTAACTGTCAGGCCAGCGACTGTGCTACCAGCCACCCATGAGCTTGTCATAGCCCCCGCCAACAGCTCGTCTTGGCTTGATGCGCTAAGCTCGATGGAGTACTCCCCGGCGACCTGCTTGTTACCAGTGCGGATGGATGATACCTCGCGGCTGCCGTCTAGCTCGTTCGACACCAGCGCGTCGCGGGTGACGGCGGGGATGCCGCCAGTGTTGCGAAGCGGAGACCAGCTCGGGCTCGTCGGGGTGACGCCGGGGGTAAGCTCGGCGACGTAGAATTGGGCTGTGTTCGCGCCCTTGTAGGGTTGCAATACCATATTAGAGCCTCTCTGTGAAAGCTATGAAATTGATGGATAAAGGTCGCTTGGCCCAGCCATTCTGCACAATCAGCGGCCCCAAGCTAACTGATTGAACGTCGCGTTCAGCAGGTCGGCGGTCTTGTTGATCTGATTCTGGCCTCTCGCGGAGGCGTAATTAATGTCGATCTGGTATATGCCGTCGCGCCGTTCTGTAAAGCCTAGGTCGGCCTGCTCAGTAGGCGCAAGCAGCACATAACTCGCGAGATACGGCGTTTCGGTGCTGGTAGGCGCGTCGTTGTTTTCTGGGGCGCACACCAGCGAGTTAAGGTCACAGAACGTCTTGAGCGCATTATTGAACACTATCGGCAAATCTTCAAAATAGGTCGCCATTATCTCACCTTGGCCGCTTCTTCTTCTAGCAGCGTGTTGAACCGCGCAACGTTAACCCTAACAAAGCCCTGCGGCGCTTGGTTCGACCACCCATATTCCAGCCGCTCGGCGTATGGCAGGTTGTTGGTCAGGGTGAACTCGTTCCAGTCGGACGCGGCGAAAATGTAAGAAGCCGCATCCCCGATTGCCGCCGCGCCGCCTTTGTCTGTCCCGTCGATTACCCCGCTCGGGGCGACCGCGCCCGCTGTCTGCCAGTTCATGCGAAAGCGCCCGGTATCAACAGGACTCGCCTTGATGACCGCGCTGAACAGCTTGAACGACACTTGACGCGCCACGGTCTCGTGGTTCTTCTTCGCCTTCTCGACGAAGTTCTTGATGTCGAGAGTGAAGCCGCTCATTTGCGCACCTGGATAATCCACGCAATGGTCTGGTCGTTCACCAGCTTACGCTCGATGTTGACGATAGACCACTGAGCGCCCGCAAACGACACCTTGTCTTCCATCTTCGGCTCAACCGCGCCGTCCGCCTTGACGACCATATCCCCGGCCTGAATCGTCGTGCCGTTGATAAGCCCCACGGCCACGGGCACAGGTACACCCGCCAACGGCAGCTTAGTATCAGGCCCGAAGACGTATTCGCCAAGGTTCGCGTCCCAGACCTTCGCGCCAGCACGAACCAGAGAAACAGTGCTGCCGTATTTGGTCAGGAGCCGGGACGCCACGCCCGCCATCTTGTTGCTGAATGCGGAACTCATGACGACGGCACCGGTTCGAGGCGAGAGATGACCAGCAGCGCGGACGGGGCGGTGCCCCAAGCGGTGACGGCGGCCGTGTGCGGGTACACACCCCCGAAGTTCGGCCCCGCGCTATCTCGCATGATTTGCGCGGCAAAAGTCTGCCCGGCGGTAACATTCAGCACGGCGGCGGCGCTGCCGAGTTGCGCCCCGTTGAGGAGCAGGCGGGAGAGAAGGATGGAAGTTCCGGTCGCCCCTGTGCGGCCACATTGCAGCTTGAGACGGACAGCATAGTTACCGACCTGATTAAACGTTACGACACCCGCCGCGCTCAACATAACCGGGTCGGATGCCGAGCCCTGCGCGGCGCCGAAAGTCAGTTGCAGCGGGGCGTCGACGGCGGCGGGCTCTTGTGTGGCGGTAGACGCCGCACGCAGCACCTCAACCTCTTTCACCCCGGCAGCGGCGTACATCATCGAGTCGGCGGTCTGGGTAATAACCTCGCGCAGGTCTTCCGGTGTGATCTCGCCGGTTGTGTTATCCATGAGATTTGCACCTATGAGCGCGAACAGTTCGGATTTGGTCTTAGCCATCGTCAGCCTCGATACACGTTGAACGTCGCGCCGTTGGCGCTACCGCACAGGAGCGGGCGCAGAGCGTCCAGTGCTGCCGTGATGGTAGTGGTCGCGCCCGTCGCGCCGTTGTTGAAGTAGGAGACCGTTACCGCGCCCTCTACTCGCTCAGACTCAGTGACGCGACCGTCAGACGATGCGCGGACGTCTGTGCCAGCGCCATACTCGACGGCGGCGGCGACCTGGGCGTGGATGACCTGCGGCGGGATAACGTCAGAGGCCAGGGCGAAACCGTACAGCGAGACGCCTTGGCGCGGGTACGCCAGCGACTGCGAAGCGGAGACGCGGCGGCCACACATTGACGGCTCTTGCAGGCCTACATAGACAGCGCCGTTACGCAGCGCAACCTCGGCCTCGGTATCGTCAACGGGAAGCGTCAGACCGTAGCCTGTCGCAAGGGCGCGGGCGCCGGCCAGACTGACATACGAATCGGCATCACTTTTACCGGTACCATCTTCCACGACCAGCGCCATAGGTTACTCCTCGGCCTCGGCGGCAGCTCGTAGCCTTCCGGCGCAAACTTGGCGTCTACCACGCGGTAGCCCTGCCGGTTGTACTCTTTCTTCTGCTCGATGCTGATGGGCGTCTCGACGTAAATGACTTCCATGCAAAACCTCTCTGGTAAAAAGGGGCCGAAGCCCCTTTGTCTCTACCTGCTATCTTACTGGCCGGCGTCGGCGATTGCCAGGGTACCCAAGGTGTGCTTGTTCTCGGCCACAGCCTTGTCCCAGTTGGTCGCGGTTGCCAGCTCGGCGTCGGTCGGGGATTTCCCGCCGTTGGTGACGTCCCAGCTGTAGCCCTTGAGCTTGAGGCCGAAGGTGTAGTCAGACTGCCAGGTGGTCTCGATGCGCTCTTTGCCGTTGGAGGTTTCCATGTTGGCAATGATGTCGCTGGTGTTGTCGACGATGATGCCATTGG